GTCAGCCGCAGCCCCCCGGACTGCGCATCGGTGAACGGATCGCGGATCACGTCCACCGCGCCCCAGGCCCCGACAAAGATCGGCGCAACGCCGCCCGCCGATGTGGTCAGGACAGCATTGGATGCCAGCGGGGAACCGGACGGAGCGGCAAGGGCATTGGACGACAGGGCGATATTGCCCGCGCCGATTGCCCCGATAAGGCGGTCATACTCGGACACAGCCGTCCCGCTGATCAGCACGCCGTCCATATAGGACCAGATTTCAGGCCGGATCAGCGCCCGGACAGCATCGGGCGAGGCAGCGGCATTTGCGGTCAGGAACCGCGTCACCGCCGACCGGAACGCCGCCCAGGTGGCGACCGCGCCGATTGCCGTGGACGTGATCCCATAGGTTGCCGCGCCGGGAATGACGCCGAGCGGCTGGCCATTGGCCCCGGTGCCGAGGAACACCGCCGCATCCATGGCTTGACCCATGGCCCCGGCCATATCGCGCCGAATGGCCGCTTCCAGAGCCGCGCCCGACTGTTTCAGCGCCTTGCGGGTGATCCGCATCTGAACGCCGAGGTTGTGGTCAGGCGTCAAGGGACGGTCGGTCGTGACATAGGCGGTCGGTCCCGCGACGTTTGCCGCTTCGCCATCGGCCCATCCTGCCGTGACGGCAGAAGTCGTGACCGGCCATTCCACCGACCCGCTATCGATGCTGATCATCTGCGCCCCCATGCGCGATGCCACGCTATCGGGGAAAAGACGGTCGATGATCGGTCGCGTGCTGACAGGATCAGGCGTCCCGCTGGCCACGGTATTCCGCACCTCCAGCGCTTGCCACGGAACCGGATAGCCCCGGAAGCCGCCTGCGCTGCGCAGTTCGGTGACGATCTCAGCCGTTTGGCCCGACAGCTCCCGGCCCTCGTCCAGAGCAAGTGCCACTTGGCGCAGTTCGAAGCCCGCCATCATCTCGGACCATTCCCGATCCGACCGGGTTTCAAGTTCGGCCCCGGCGTCCCGCCGTTCGGTGTCCTCGCTGATCAGCGCGGCCCGATACCGGGTTTCGTTCTGGCGAAACTCCAGGTCCAGGGCTTCGATGCTGCGCAGTTCGTCGTCGGAAGGCTTTTCCTTGCCGACCAGAGCCGCGAGAGTTTGGCGGATTTCGCTTTGCCGCCGTGCGATTTTGACAGAATCAAGCATGTGATTTCCTTCGTGCTCGATGAGGTTTCGTCGCCAGTTCGGCGACGGCTTCCCGCCATTTCAGACGGCTTTCGGATGCAGGCGGATGCCCACATTCCAATCTCGTTTTCCGGGTGTGGCAGGCTGTGCAAAGCGCCTGCAAATTGGCCGGATCAAAACTCAGTTCCGGGTGCGTCTTGACCGGGTGGACGTGATCCACCTCCAGCCGCCCGCCCTTGCCGCAGGACCGGCAGACAAAGCCGTCGCGCTCCAGCACGGCCATGCGGATCGTGTGCCATCGCTGGCCACGGGTGACACGCTTGGAATGGCGGAAATAGTCTTTCATCCCCACACCATCCTTGCCGCCCGCCTTGGCCGAGCCATCATCCGCGCGCCTTCCGCCACGGCCAGCACTGTTGCCGCCGCCGCATCGATCCGGCCTTTCGACCGCGCCTTGGCCAGCTTCAGATTATTAGCTGGGTCGCGCAGCGTGACCGCATCCGCGAAAGCCGACCGCAACAGGAGCGACGGTGCCGCCTTCACCTGCCCGTCAAACGCCGCCCGCCGGAACCGCTCGCAATCTTCGCCGCCATCGCGGAACCCTTGCCCGCGCCAGACGACAGGGGCGTTCACGCCCGCCCGTTGCATCGCCTCGCCAAGTTCGGCTTGCTTGTATCGATCGGCAGTCAGTGCCGCGATTGCCTCGCCCTCGACATGCTTGAGAACCTCGACCAGCCAAGGCGCGACCGGGACCGTCTTGTCGTCAAGGACTGACAGCTCGCCGCGCGCATGCATTTCCTCGTATCGCCCGGACACGCCGTCAGCCGCGCCCCGGTCAGCCAAGGAGGGCGCGGCGGGGAAAGTGCCGACACACTCCAGGCGGGTTGTCTCCGGCCAGTAAAACGCCGCCGCCGACATGCTGGCAGAGCCGCCAAGATCGATCCCGATCACGACCGGCCCCTCACGCGGGGGAAGGTCGGAAACCTCGCAGGCCATCCATTCATCGACCGTCAGCAGCAGATCCCGGCTTTCCCCGCTGATCCGCTCATTCCGGTTGTAAAGTCGGAACGTGGTCAGGGCCGAACCGCCGCGCGCAATGGCCCGCCGCGCCGATGCCTCCAACCAGGTCAGATCAGCGCCGATGCCGTATTTCGCGCCGGGGTTGGCAATCAGCAGGCTTTCCCGATCATCGGCAGGCAGACCGGGCGGGGGACGATGCTCCTGAACGTAGACGCCCGCATGTTCCTCATCGATCCACTTGGAAAAGGCGTGAGTGTCATCCGGCGCAGACGTGGAGATGATCAGCGCCTTGCCGCCCCGCTTGCCGAGACCGGACAAAAGCGCATGCTCCAGATCGTCGCCACGATCCGCCGCCCAATGCCCGCGCTCGTCCATCAGGATCAAGGTAGGGGCAGAGCCAAGAGCCGACCGGCCATCCGCCGCGATAGCCCGCAGGAAGTGCCCGCCCCCGTCGCCGGTAAACTCGATCTCCAGTCGTGGTGCGCGCCGGTAGATCAACTGCGACTGCAGATCATCCGGCAGGCTTTGGGCGAAGCCCGCCACGAATTGCCATGCGATGCGCGCCTGATCCCGCGTCCGGGCAGCGACAAGGATTTCCCGCGCCGGTTGGTCATCCCAGACGCCAAGCAGGGAACCCAAGGCCAGACCTCCCGACAGCGCCGTCTTGGCATTGCCCCGCCCGATGGACAACACCGCCGTGTTGACCGCCTCATCCAGTGCCCCCCGGATGAATTGCTTCTGAAACGGTGCCAGCTTCATCGGCTGGCCAGCCTTCGGACCCTCAGGAATGGCCAAGGTTTCAAGGAACCGGACTGCTTTCGTCGCGGGGTTCATGGCCACCTCCGACGCAAACGCGAAAAGAGATAACCCCCCACCTCGTGCCCCACCCCCCCAAAGGTTCCGGGCATTGGGACCATTCCAGCCATCACAGCGCGACCCTCCGATAGCGCGCCGCGATGCGCGCGGTTGCGGGGGCAAGGCTGTTGACCATCCGGCCATGGCCGCACGATCCGCGCTGATCGTAGAGAGCCGCAGTCTGAGCCAAGACCGCTTGGGCCAGATCGACCGGCACGGCGAAGTGGTCATCGCCATAGCCTGCCGTGTAGGTGATCCGCAGACGGCCAGCGGGCGGGGGTGCAGCGAAGCGCAGCCGGGGATAGCGCCCGGCCTCCAACCAAAAGCCGGAAGTCACTGGCGTTGTGGTGCCGTCCTCCTCGACCACCTCCAGCGTTGCAACCGCGCCTGGCAGGACGGGACCGACCGGCAGGGCGAGGATGCGGTCACAGACCGGCTCATCGGTTGTGGCGACGATCTCTTGGGTGAGAAGGGCGAGGCCGGTGTAAGCCTCGATCTCAGCCGCAGCCGCCGAAGCCATATCCTGCGCCTCGGCCAGATCAGCGGCATCGATGCGAAGATACTCGATCAATGCCTGGGTTGAGACTGCGCCGAAGCTGGCGCGTGGTGTGCGGTCAGTCTGCATCACTTGAAATCCTTCCAATCGTCGTCCATCGGCACATCCTCACTTCCCTCCCAAAACCCTCCATCGCCACCTGTGCCAGACGGCACACGGCACACGTCTATAGACGTGTGTGCCGTTTGTGCCGGTAAGGGGGCGGCACACACCGGCACATGTGCCGTCTCTGTGCCGGCTTGTGCCGTTGTGCCAGTTCGGCGGCGGTTCAGCAGAAAAGCCCCCGTGTGAGAGGTGGGAAGCTTCAAGATGCGGTATTCGTCGTCGGTCACGGCCAGATGACCAGCTGCCACCAGGTCTTTGCGCGCCCGCTGAAAAGCCATCTTCTTCGCATGCGGGGTGTCCGCCGTGCTGGCCGAATAGAAGTGCGCGCGCCAATCGTCGACGTGGATGCCCACAGTTGGGTCGCTGGCATGGTCGGTGTCTCGCTTGGCGCTGAGGAACGTGTCCAGCCCAAGCTTCATTCCGGCTGACAGCCTCGCTTCGCTGGATGTGGCGTATTTCTCGGACGCCACCAGCACCGCCGATCCATATTCCTCGCCTTCGGCATCGATCCCAAGCACAACGCTTTTTACGTCGAAGTGCATGGACTTTGGCGGTGCCGCGTCCTTCATCTTTGTGTTGAACAGGCCGACTGAACCGTCGCCGTCCCTGGCCACACGATACTCTGCATCAAGCGCGCCTTTCAGCGCCACTGAGCCTCTGGACCGCAGCTTGTCCGCATGTCCCGAGTGATGCACCAGAAGCGCCGTGCAGCCCTCATAGCGGGCCTTCATGGCGTCCACTGCCGAGACAAACTCGGACATGTCTCTTGTGGAGTTTTCATCGCCACCCGCGAAGGACCGCGCCACGGTGTCGATGACGATCATGAGGGGCTTGCCGTCTTGTTCTGCAACCGCGTCCACCGCAGCGGCCACGGCATCGGCATGGGCTGCGTCCAAAAGTCGGGCGGGGACTTTGGCGAAGAACAGAGGCGCGCCATCAAGGCTCGCGCCGGTTTCCTTCTCCCAGGCCTTGATTCGGCGCATAAGCCCGCCGTGGCCCTCGCCCGCAAGGTAAATGACCGGGCCTTGCTTTACGGGCAGACCGAAAAAGTCTGTCCCGGTGGCGATGCTGCATGCGAGGTGCAAGGCGATGAAAGACTTGCCACAGCCCGGATCACCGAACATCAGGGCAAGGGCGGAAGTCTCCAGAAGCCCCTTCACCAGAAATTCAGGCGCGGTGAGCGTCATCTCCGATGCGCGGACCAGAACGAACGCATGACCGGGGCGGATAAAGCCCTTGTCGGTCCACTTGCCTAAGTCTCCACTTTCGCCAAGGCCAGCATCAAAGTCAGCCCGCCAGTCATCTGGCAGGCCAAAGGCGGACGCATTGAAGCCGTCATCCATCATGCGGACCCCCTCTGGACGTAGCCAAGAAAGGCGTCCCGGACCTTCGGGCGCATGGCTTCG